ATTGTGCTTCTTGCTCTTCTGTAAGAACGTCTTCCACACTTTCTGTAATCTCTTCCATCTTTGAAAGCAATTGTGCTTTTTTTACATTTAACTTTTCTATTGATAACATAATGTTATTCCTCCGCACTTATGGGAATAACTACATCACTTATTCTACGTCCCCCATTTATGGTGCATTTTTTTAATGTTAATATTTACTATATATGCTTCTGTGCTCTACTCTCGTGCTTTTGTATTTATCCTATAGCTCTACCGAGTCTATAGTAATAAAGCCTAAAGCATTAAAGAGCTTTACACTTTAACACCGTTAATTCTGCCTGAGCTTTACTTTTGCTCAGACTCTTAAACTTCTTAATATCTAATACCTGCTCTAAGGTCTTAATGCCGTCTATCATTCCTGCTTCAAGTGCATCTTTTGCTATGAGTGTCTTTCCAGAACCATAGTTATTTATGACATTGCTTTTAGTAGTGCCTCTGTTTCTTGCTACTGTGCTAACAAACATCTCATAGCTATCATCAACAGATTTTTGTATATAGGCCTTTGCCTCTTCTGATAGAGGCTCGAAGCTATTGCCTAATATCTTTTGACTTGGCTTAGCTATGATTGTTGTTTTTATTCCTGCTTTAGTTTCAAATTCTGAAACATCGGTATGGATAGCGTAGACTCCTACAGAACCTACATCGCCCCCAACAGTAGCATATACTCTGTCTGCCGCACTGCCTATGTGATAAGCTGCCGAACACATAACACTATTAGCCACTGCAACTATAGGCTTAATGCCTCTGTTGTTGTATATGTGATCGCTTAATTCCTTCACTCCGTAGACACTGCCGCCAGGTGAATTAACATCTATAACAATTCTACTTACAGAATTATCAGCTAATGCACTATCAAACCACCTTTGAAAAGTTTCTGTGCTTGTCCCATATCCGTATTGAGTCCACACATTTTCTTTCTGGAATATAGTTCCATTCAAAGACAACAGAGCTACAGTCTCAGCCTTGCTATAAGTAGTCCCTGCCTTTGCTTCTTTCGCTATTAGTTCAATATCTTTAGAGAGCATCGCAGTAAGCCTCTCTATATAGTCTGGACTAATTGCCCATAAGTTATTTGTTAAAAAGTTCATTTATCTTTTCCTGTAATGTGCTTATATATTCATACTTAACTTTTTCAAAAAACCCTCTTTTATTTTCTGCCGAAAATATTTGTGCCTGCATAGTAAATGCTGTAGGGTCTATACCATTACTCAGCACAGATAGAGTTTTTGAAACATATTCATTATGCTTTGAGTAAAACTTCTCTGCCCATTCTAAGAATAGCTCTTCTTTGTAGTCCTCTCTAGTAAGCTGCTTTTCGAGTTGTGTTAGTTCGGCTCTGCCCAGTCTTTCCGCTATATCTTTACTAAGCATTTTAGATTGTGTTGCATCGGGCATAGGAGTAGAGCCTAAAGTATTAACATCAACCATATTTAGAGGCGATAAGTGTATATCTCCTGCCTCTCCTATAGTATTCATATTTTCCTTTTGCAAAATCATATTGACAGAAAACCAGCCCCACTGTCTGCCGATTGCATACCCTTGATAACGTGCTAACATATCCCCCCTTAGTAATCCCTCTATAACGTGCTCTGCAAAATATCCCTGCTCTCTTTCTTCTTGGTTAAAGAGCTTATACCACACTTCTTGTTCCCAACACCTAAACCACGTTATTAAAGTATCGCCGACATAATCAATGCTAAGCTGCTCTACGTTAGAGAAAGTCGCGTGCGAATAGTCCCCAACTTTTATAGGGCTTACTCTAAAGAACCTACATATTTCTGTTGTGTTAAATGCCCGTGTCTGTAAAAATTGTGCTTGCTCTGGTGGAATAGTATCTGCTACCCACTTCATACCCTCTTCATAAATCGGCACTTTATATGCTTTACTTGCGCCTTGGTGATAATCTAAGTGACTGTCCCTTATATTCTTTGCCGCTCTATCTGATAAGTTAGCAGGGTGTTCTAAATGTCCGTGTGTTATACATCCATTACCAAATAAAGCACCTGCTGTTTTTTCTGCCGCTAATGCTATTCCTAATGTCTGTGCCGCATACTGTATAACGCTATATCCTTTTATGCCGTCAAAGCCTAGGCCTTTAAGGTGTATAACCTCTTCGGGCAAGAGTGTATAGGTGCTATCGGTTGTGCGAACTTCATAATATAACATTCCCTCTTGCACTATTGGCTTAACCTTATCAGGGGGTAAAATCCATAAGCCTATTATCTCATTATTTATATTTCTCTCGATTTCTGCATATCCATTTCCATAAGTTAAAACGTGTGCCGTTAACACTCTTCTAAAATCCATAGCGGACATATAAAAATTAGGCCTATAGTTCAGCAGATTATCTATGTTATTTCTTATTCTATCCTTACCTCTGTCGCTCCCCCTATAACAGTGAAAAGGAACTTTACTAACATCTTGGCTAATTAAATTGACACAAGCATAAACGGCAGAGAGCGTTAATGCATTCCCCTGATTGACTGTTTCTCCCGTAGTGTTAGCACCTGTCATATAGTGAGAGGGAAACCATTGGTCTGTTATAGTTTTTGGAGTAGCTGTGCTTGAATTTTTTCCCGCCCCAAAAAAAGAAAGTATTCTTTTAATCATCTATATCTTTTCCTATTGTTTAGCTAAACAGTGGGGGTAGTATATTCCCCTGCTTCTTATTCTATTTCTTTTCGCAAAATCCTTTTTTTAATTTAGAAAATCAAAAGGCCTCTGCTTTCATATACACTTGTAGTAGGTTCTATTCCTGTGTTGGGCATTAGCCTGCCTATTGCCATTATCAAAGCTACAGCACAATCTATACGCTCTACTGATTTGTCTTTATCTGGCTTAATATTCTCACAGCTATCGGTGGTAACTGTTATGTTAGACATGCACCACGTTAAAGCAGGGTGGTTGCCGTGCTTAATTTTCTTCGATAGTATAAGTCTTTCCAGTAATTTAGTAGGGTCGTTATAGTTCTTATAGTTCTGTCTAAATGGCACAACAGTAAATCCATCATTCATTAGCTGAGTAGTTATCATTGTGCTATTCCACTCATCAATAGCAATGTCCTTTATGTTATAATGCTGCCCCAATTCATTTATCTTTTTTCTCAGCACTTCATAATCAACTATGTTTCCCTCAGTTAATGTTATATACCCTTGCTTGTGCCATAATAGATAAGGTGCTTTGTCTCTTCTCTCTCGTATGTATGCTGTATCTTTTGGAGCAAAAGGGAAAGTGTGAACGTGTAGAACCCCCTCTTTATCAAAGGCCGCTAATACGAATGCGGTTAAGTCTGTTGTTTTACTTAAGTCTAATCCCCCATACCATTCTAAATTTTTTTCGTTAGAGGGAATGCCATTCCCGTCTGCCCATTTATCCATATCTATAAATCTATCAAGTTGCTGCGTCCATCGGTTAAGGTGCAAACGTAGAAAATTATTCTGCTCGCTTGGTAATTCTTTTGCCTCTTCACACTTTTGCTTAAGGTAGTCCAGTGAAACACTAACGCCTAAATTTGGATTAGCCTTTTGCCAAGTTGCGGGATCTCGCCAATCGTCTTCTTTTCCTGCTTCATATATCACTGGCAAAAAAGAAGTGTCCTTTATGATCCCATCGCGAACTTTACAAGCATAGTCATACTTCTCAAAACAGGGACTACTAGGCTTAAAAACTCCTGCTGTGGTAATATAAATAGTAATAGGGTTTTTACGTGCTCCCTGTGCTGTAGTAAGTGCTGCTAAGTATTCCCTGTCTTCTATGCAGTGAAGCTCATCTATGCAAAGAGCATAAATGTCGAGACCGTGTAATACCTTACCCTCAGAACTTAAACTTTTGAAAACGCGCTTTTCTTTTGCCTCTACTTCTATTTTTTTATAAGCTTTCATGCAAGAGGCTCTACGGGATAGAGAGGGATTTCTATTGATCATCGCCTCTATGTCTGAGTAAATTAAAGAGGCTTGTTCCCTGCT